AATGTAGCTTGGTGCATAACGTAAATGACTCTCTGGGTCTGCTTCTGTGCCGAACCCGTGCATACTGCTATATACGCCATCGTTTAATTCAATCATTTTGACACCTAGAAACGAGAAAAGCCCCAGATAATTAAATCTGAGGCTTAATAAAATAAATATATAATGCGGCATAAATAGAGAGAGCCATTTACAATTAAGTAAACAGCTCATGTTTTTATCATCTTTGTGATCGGTCGCCAAACTTTCTACAAAGACGAATTTGAAATACCCACAAGGTTAAAACTCATGTTTTTATCATCTTTGTGACATCCGCCAAGATTAAGCACAAAGACGAATTTTACAGCCTAACAAGGTTAAATGTCGGTAGCGCAAAACAATTGTAATTTATACAAGTGTTTCTAGCATGACGAATGTTAACATATTTTGGTAAAATGCGTCAAGCTATTTAAGATAAATATTTTAAAAACTCTGCGTCGATAAGTATCACCTCAATTTTGGCGGCAATATCAGATTTTAAAACTTCTAATCTGCTGCGTATTTTACGGCATTTATTGTTTGCACTATCATACCCAATATTAAATCTTTTAGCAATCTCAGCCAATGGCGTAGCTTTATTTTTTCGATACCCCTCAGCGACAACCTCAATAAGCTCTTTACTCTCACCAGTCAATATTGATAACCCGATCTGCAACTGGGGCAAATACTGTTTGAGCGCCCCATAATAGTAAAGAAAAAACAAGGCCTCCATTTGCTGTAATTCACCATAACACTGTGACAATATATTCCTAGCCAGAGTAATATGCTCACTTGGAATACGTGAGTTATCATAATACTCAGTTCGGCGAATAGAGCGGCAATCAACTTTGCCATTCTCAGAAAAAAATATAGATTTAATACCTTGTGGGCTTTTTGCAGCAAGATTAAACAAATCATCTAGGGCTTTATCTACTGAATCACGCATTAGCACATCTCCTCTAATTGACTAATTATGTCATTTTCATCGTCCGAACTTAATACCCTCCGGACAATATCCTCAAGATTAGCATCAGCTACTGCATTTGCGTTGTTTTGAATATTTACTTGCGTTTGTGGTTCTTTACCGATACCCAAAATTGCATTAGCCGCATTCATCGCTGGTATTAGGTCTTTCACAAATTCAGTATTGCGCCCAAAAGTGCTGCCATTTTCACCTTGTGACTTAACATGTAAACCGTTTGGGTTTTCTTGTAGTATTTGTTTTACTTGTTTAGTGGCTAAAGCTAATACTTCAAACATATCTTCTTGTGATTGTTTAGCAAGATTTCTTACATTAGCTAAATTTAATATCTCATCATTTATCGTACGGATTTCGGTATCTGTGCGATTTTGTGCGATTTTGTGCGAAGTTTCATGTATGATATTGAGTGCATTAGCATTTTCAATAATTTCTTGTGCGATTTCACCCTGTTGCCAATTCTCTTTTTTAACTCTTGATTGCAGTGTGCTTTTAGGCGTATTAAAGCGTTTTGCTATCTCAGTTACCCCATGCCCACATTCATACAGCGCTTTAACTTCTAACCATTGTTTGTCTGTTAATTTCATACTTTAATTCTCACAAATTTACATTGCAATTGTTCTTCAATGAACTTTTGGCGCAATACATCATGTTGTGAATGCTTTTTACTATTATGTTGCTCCTCATCTATCTCATAAGCAACTTTATTGTCAGCGTCATAACCATCAATACGAAATCCACCAACTTGAAATTGTCTAATTAACTTAATTCCTAGTAGCTGTTCAATAGTATCAAGCGAAATATCTTTATCAATTGCCATTTCTTAAGCTCGCTATTACTTTTAATTTCTCATTAAACTCTTTACTGCTATGCGCCATGCGGTGACAATCTCTATCTAATGCAATCAAGTTTGAATAATCATCAGTGCCACCATGTGATCTAAATACGATATGATGAATATCAACCGCTATTTTACTGCCGCAGCACTCACACGCAACCATGTCCGATGGAGCTAAATTGCGTGCTTTCATGTAGTTCTTGATATACTTTTGCATTTTAAACGCTGATTAAATTATCATTAATTACTTCAAGATAAGCCATTGTATTTAGCGTAGCTTCGCTATTAACATAATCTTTAACTATTTTATTAAATTCATTAGGCTTTAAACCCAACACTTTAGCGTTGGCAAGTATGTCCTCAATGTCAGATGAATAACTTGCTATATGTGCTTCAATTTCTATTTTGCGCTTGATTAAGTTACACAAGTCTTCTTTAGTTTTTGTGTTACCAAATATATTATTTAACGATTCTAAATTCATAATTACCTCTCTGGATTAAATTTAATTTTAAACATTTGAACACTATGATTTACGTCAAGTGATTTGAGCAACACTTGCTTAATCACAACGCGAATCGCGATAATCAATGCTACGATTTTCACGCATAAACCTTTCTATCTCTTGTTTTGACTCTTCAACCTTAAAACTTGTCGCATGTGGTGATTTTTTAGGTTGAGATTTACTAATAAATTTAAACCAATAATCGCCCAATTGGGCAAAACTGGTAAACTTAACCTCAGTCATTTTATATCCTTCTTAAATTAACATTCCATATCGCTGTGCAAAAAGCTCAGGTAGTTTATTATGTTTGCTTAAATTACAATGGCTACAAAGCAGCTGAATATTAGATATATCATTGCTGCCGCCTTTACTTAATGGCATTATATGATCCGCATGGAATCCGTTATTACCAGATTTATTTAACTTGGTTTTACAATAAACGCAAACTCCTTTTTGTTTATCAAATAACTCCAAGACTTGTTTACCTGTATGAAAACCTTGTGCATTTCTCACCAACGCTCTGCGGTTTTGCCTGCCAGCTTTTGCTACTGCTTTACCTTCTGGGGTTTGGAAATATTGTTTAGTTTGCTCGAGTATATGCTCTTTGTTATTTTGGTAATATTGATTGTTGTATTCTTTATTAGCTTCACGCCACTTTTTGCTATACTTAAGCACGAGCTCTTTATTCTCTTCACGCCATTGCTGCACGCTTTCAGCGTGATGCTCTTTGTTATTTTGGTAATATTGCTTCTTTTTCTCAAGAATGCACTCTTTATTCTCTTCACGCCATTTTTTTGCTCTTTTAGCTATTTTTTCTTTATTGTTTTGACTATACTGCTTCTGATATTCAAATATTTGCTCCTTGTTAGTCTCATAGTACCGCTTACCATTCTTAGCTTGACATGCTTTGCAACAAGATCTCATGCCATCTTTGCTGGCTTTTCGCTTAGTAAACTCAGACAACTCTTTTTTAATATGACAAGTTGTGCAGATTTTAGTTGATATCATATTAATCACCCAGAAATTTATTAACTGCGGCAACTACAACTTCACTACCGAAGTCTTTCTTGGCTCCATCTAACCATTCAACAATCAAGTCAACTGCTTGCAATTTTTGGCGGTCAATCTCAGCTCTTAATTCTTCAATGCTATAACTGCTTAAATCTCTCACTATTTTATTTTCCTGCTCTTGGGTAACCTCAGCTACCACCTCTGCAATCTGATTTGATTCTACAGTGTTCACCGCTTCACTATCAGCGGCATTACCTCCAAAGTTACGCTCTAGTAACTCAGAAACTTTAACTGCTCGATGATTGCCATTTACAAGCTTAACTGTTACTTTACCGTCTGGCGAGTGTTGCAACAACTTACCTGACGCCGATTTAACATCACCTGAAATATTAATCATCCAGCTATCAGCACAGCCCGCTAATTGTTTAAAGTTACTCATTAATTTCTCCTAAATTATCAACAATCATTTCTATTGCAGCTAATTCATTTAGCGCAGCTTCTTGATTAACAATGTGTTTAACAATACGGTTGAACTCAGTAATTTTCAATCCCAAACCCTCGGCTTCTTTTTTGATGTCCGCTAAATCATCTGCATAGCTGTTTATACTCTGCTCAATTTCAATTTTACGCTTAATTAAAGCCAGTAAATCGTCCTTGAGTTTTGGGTCTGAAAATATGTTTGTCAATTGCGTTAAATTAATGATAATCTCCTAAAATATCAGCTTGTAGCTTAGTTAATAAATCTCGGTGTTCTGGGGTGTTGAATTGATGAGCGGCTAGATGGTGAAGTCGGCATAAGGCGATTATGTTATCAGGATTATCGCTACCGCCTTGGCTTTTAAATTGGATGTGGTGCAAATCTACTGCCAAAACACCGCACTGGGCACAAAATATCTCACCAGCTTCAGTTAGATTAAGCCGTTTTAGATAATTCTTGGTATGTTTTTGCATTTAGTCTACCTTATTTGGGAGATACGCTACTAGGTGGTAAAGCACCGTTCGCATATCATTGGATGAGGTGGGTTGGAGTTGCACCAACGACCTTCTAGTTATGAGCCATACGAGCTACTACTGCTCCACCCCGCATTGTTTTAATTTTAAAAAGAACTACTGGCGAGTGGACAAGGAGTCGAACCTCAACTAACGGGTTTGGAGTCCGTTGCACTACCGTTATACTACCCACCCCGCATTTGGTGCTAAAACAAAGAGATTCGAACTCTTGAAAGCTGAGGTATTGCGACACTCCGCGCCCCACCCTTTTATTCGTGTTTCACCATTCAACCACTCTGGCATATTTTAGCATTGGCGAACCGTTAGATTTACAAGTCACGGTACAACTACTTGCTGCGCTAATTTCGTTTAGCCAGAACATAATTATACTATTAAATGTCTAATATGTCAAATACTTCATGCAGTATTTCTTCAGGATATGCACCGATTTTACCAAACTTTGTACTTCCACAGTCACCAATCTTGATACCACGCTCACGACACAATTTAGATGCTTTGCGCCCTGCTTTGTTTGCGGTCTTGTCATCAACATTAATTCCATGCAAATTGGCAAATCCTGTAATAGCGTAGTAATTGTTGCTGCAATCAGTTTGGCTAAGTTTGTGTTCAACTGATTTTAGTTGTTCTGCTTGAAAGTCTAACGTTGCTTTAATCTCGTTTTGCTGCTCCATTTGAATCAACAGTTGCAATTGTGGCGACATATTAGCGAATTTAGGAGTTAAATCTTTTAGCTGTTTTTCACATTCAATAAAATAATTTCTCATTTCATGACTTTTTTGAGTTCTTGCTTGCATACTAATATGTTTGGCAAAATCTAAACTAATCATGTAATCCTTGGTTTCGTTACCGTTCAACATAATGTTGAACCCCACCCAATCAATATGTTGCAAGAAAAATTCATTTTCTTCTATATTGGATTTTGACCATCTAGCCCATACAGCCAAGTTTAGTTCAAGAGTAGCGTACAATTCTCTAGCTGACACTGCGTTAATTTCTTGATTGTTGATTTTAGTGTTTGTAATTTGTAACATATTAATTCCTAATTAAAAAAGCCACATTTAAATTACTCCACGAAAGTAATAAAAATATGGCTCAGTCATAATCGGGTAAACTTTAACAATTCGTGGTTGCGATAGTTTACCCGACTTAGAACATTATTATATCACACCCAAGCATTGTTGCAAGATGTAAATCTCATTACTTTGCAAATAAATCTTGATTCTCATTTTACGGGTTTGCATCCGTTTATTCAACCTCATTTTTTGCTTTCTTAATGGCTTGTTTAGCAGCGGAGCGGAGTTTTGCTAAAATAGTTTATCAAATTCTGCTGCAAAAACCTCTGGAAGCTTCGCTTTTTTGCTCATGTTGCACTTAGCACAAAGCAATTGAATATTGCTAATATCATTAGAACCACCTTTACTAAGCGGTACTATATGATCTACATGGTACTTGTTACCTTTGGTTTTATGTAGTTTAGTTTTGCAGTATGGGCATTTTCCACTTTGTTGATCGAATAGAGCTAATATCTGTTTACCCGTATGCGTGCCGCCATTCTGCAACTTGGCGGCTCTGCGGTTTTGCCTGTGTGCTTTATCTAATGCTTTGCCTTTGGGTGTTTGTAGATATTTCTTATTGTATTCTGCCATATCGGCTTTATGGGCGTCGCGGTACAACTTAGCGCTGGCAGTAATTTTAGCTTTATTGGATTCATAATATTGCTTAGCTTTGGCTGCAGCCTGCGGTTTATTTGCATCATAACGCTGCTTGTTGCTAACTGCGTATTCTTCTTTATTATTTTTATAATATTGACGAAAATACACCCTGTTAACGGCATAATCCAGTTTAACGCAGCTTTTGCAGGTAGATCTAACGCCATATTTACCTAACTTAGCTTTATTAAACTCACCTTATTAATTTTAACATTCAATAACAAACTAGCATCTTTGTAATCAATGTATCCTTCGGCTAATCGTCTAGCTACCATTTCAGCCAAAACGTGACCGCTGCGATTAATAACACTCGCTATTTGCATATTGCTAGAACCTGATTTTGGTGCTTGCTCATCCCGAGCTTTATACTGATTGCGAATATCTTGAAACTCTTGCTCATTTATTTTGTTATTTATTAGTGCAACTACCGCCACAACAACGTGGCTTACTTTAAATTTATCGCCAATAGTTTTTATTTGAGACAATGGATCCATGCCATCTTTCCATAGCTTTAGAAACTCACCTTGCGGCACCAGAAATTCACCAGCAATTTTATTGCAGAGTGCTTCTATTTTGCTATCTTTGTTGCGATAACTTTCAGAGATACCAGAAGCATTTAACCACAGATGTGCTAATTCATGAATTAAAGTAAAAATTTTAGCCTTACTTTTATCAGCGGTATTGATAAATATCATCGGAACAATTTTATGAGCAACAGAAAACCCAAGAAATTGATTAGTATCTAAGTGGCGATGCGTATTATTAATAACGCAAGAATTTTGTATAACTAAAACGCCAGCAGCTTCTGCAGACTTCACCAGATTTCTATAATAACCATCAATATCTGTTTGCGTTGTTGGATGAGGCGGGGTTAAGACACGATTCATATCCGCTACAATGTCTTTTACTTTGGCAGAGGTATTAAATTTACCAACAAATTTCAACTCATCTACGCCAAGATTATTTCTAGTTTCAATTAGCCAATCTTGTTTATAGATTGCGTCTAAATATATTTTCTTGAAGTTCTCATCTAATGGTGTTTTATCATTACGAGTACGTAAATCTGGTATAGATATTTGAACATCCCGTGGTGGTGTATCCAATAATAAAAAACCAACAGATTTATCGGCTTTATGGGCGAGAGCTTTGGCTTGAGACTCGGTCAATTCACCACGCAGTATTTTTTGTTGCCCTAGCTCAGTTTTAGATTGAGATTGAGCAAAATCTTCTAGTCCGCCACAACGCTCTCCAAACCACGCCAATACGGCTGGATTGACTAAAATTGTTTCTCTTGTTTTTTTCATGGTATTACTTCTATTCACTGACATAGTGCATCTCTTGAAACACTATTTTACTATAACTATAATCTACATACAACGCTATCATGCTACAAGGTTTGTAGTGGCTTATTTTCAAATTTAGATTTACAAAAATTTCAAATTACTATACTTTAAACTTAAAATTATACTTCTGTTGTAGCGCATTAAATACTTTCTCAATTACTTTTTTATTTTGCAAGTTAAGCAAACTCATCTGTTCACGATAAACGTTCTCATGTGACAAATTATTAATTATTTGAGCATATTCAGGCGTTTGATCGCTATTAAATCCGATTTGCTGTAATACATAAGAGAACCCACCGACACCCAGAAATGAACTAATGGCTTCCAATAATTGCCGTAAAATCGCAAAATGATATTGATATAGCTTATCTTGTTCAATTGCATCAGCTAATATTTGCAAAATAAATAAATGATATAAAAATACATCTTTATTGGATTCATAATATTGCTTAGCTTTGGCTGCAGCCTGCGGTTTATTTGCATCATAACGCTGCTTGTTGCTAACTGCGTATTCTTCTTTATTATTTTTATAATATTGACGAAAATACACCCTGTTAACGGCATAATCCAGTTTAACGCAGCTTTTGCAGGTAGATCTAACGGCCATATTTACCTAACTTAGCTTTATTAAACTCAGTTATTGATTTTTCAATGTAACACGTTGTGCATGTTTTTAGTTGCATTTTAGTTCTCTTCTAAAATATATCTCATGATAGGATATTGGCAGGCAGTGAGATGCTGCGGTTCGGTAATTACCCTAGCCAATACAGTATTATACCACAATCTCAGCCAACACTAATTCAATTCGTGGGTTTAATTTACTGACTTCACCACGTCTAATAACTATCTTATCAATTTGGTTATCATCGCATTGTAATCCATTAAATACACCATCTAAAATAGCCTTGCATGAAGCAAGCACATTATCCAAATCATATTTTCTTAAGTCTTTACGGTATATAGTTAAGTCTATTTTTAAGCGTGAATAATCAGCAAAATAACCTGCATATTCTTTGCTTAGATTATACCCTAAATTCTTGGCAGTGGCTTTAACTTTAGCTTTTGTGTGAAAATGCCGTATAACATTTGGGTTTAATGTTTTATCTGGGTAAGGCATCTCAATTATAATTTGCTTTGGCATTTTTTAACCTCCACCCCATACCCCATAACCTTTTTATTGCCATATTTGGTAGCGGTGGCGCATACTTTACGTAGTTGTGCAGCCAATGCCTTACCCTGTGCTTTCGTTAGTGCTATGCCGCCGTAAATTGTGTTTAAAATAATACGGTTGTCTTGCTCTGTTACTTTAATCATTTACTATCTCCCCAAAACTCATTGTCGTGATTTTGCCATTCTTTACAACATTCATGAGAATAAACAAAATCCCCACATTTATCGCTGGCATCATTAACACAAATTAAATCGCTTATCTCGTTTAACATACCATAATCACAGTTCTGACATTCTTTAACTATCATTTCCCACCCCTCATTAAAAAAGCCCTAACGATTAAATACAGCAAACATAGTACGAATACAGCTAGCATTGCTTACCTCGCCAACTTTCACCAGTAAATTGAATGGCTTTGCTAGTGTCGCGCAAACGATCAATTATCCGCTCACCAATAACTGATGCCAGCGTTATCACTTTTTTATCCTCACTTTTTAGTGATAAGTTAGTTATTATTATCGTGCTTCGCTTCATTTCGTAGCGCCTGTTAATCACTTTGCTAATCGTCTTAATGTCGTACTCGCCCATGTTGGCGATTATCTCATCTATGATAAGTAAATCGGGCTTTGTGTAATTAAATACCTTTGCTTTTACACTTTGCTTGTCGTTAAACCCCTGCTGCACATCGTCAACCATATCAGACGCTGAGATAAACAATGCAGAAGCGTGTTTGTTGATAGCTGCTTCAGCGATAGCACACGCTAAATGACTTTTGCCTAGTCCAACCCCTCCAAATAAGATTAAACCACCGCCAAGGCTTAACCTAAGGCTAATGTTATTTATAAAATCTCTAATCTTATCTAAGTTGGCTTTATTGTCTGGTGTTTCGATGAAATTATCCAAAGTTTTACCAACAAATCGAGGTGGGATACCTGACCTATCGAATAGTTTACTTACTAGATTGTTGTGGTATTCAAGTTTACCCCCCTCAATTAAGTTTCTAACTTCAGCTTTTATCCGTGATTCTTTCAATAACGCTTCACAAGTAGGGCATTTCGTTATCATTTCACGATTGCCTATGACGATTAAATAGGTCCGCTGTTCGTATTCGCCATGTTCTGCACATGACGAATTTGTAGATTTAATCAGCTTCATCCATTTATCAGTATTGAACGGTTGATTAAAACCATTCATTAGAATAACGCTTCTTGCATTAGCTCATCATTAAACCGCTCATTGGCTAAAGATAAATTAATCGTTGCTTGTTTAAAGTAGCTATCTTTGAGCTCGATTCCAATTGCTTTGCGTCCAAGACTTACAGGGCTATATACTTCACTTCCTACACCCATGAATGGAGTTAATACAACTTCGTTGGGGTTGCTATATAAGTCAACTAATCTGTCAATAACATCAAGTTGTAACGGATGAACGTGTTTCTCATCGTCTTCTTCTTTACTATCTCGAAAAGGCAAAACATTATCAATCCTGATATCATCCCATACGCTTGAAGCATAACGCTGCCAAATGTAGTGACTTAGTTTATTACTTTTTGGGTCTTTGTGGTCTGCATAAGTATTTTTTAAATAATCCCATAATTGCACTGCATCAAAATTAGTTTCATTGGCTCGATTAAATATCCCAACCATGGCAGGCAAAATTGGAGTGTCTCCATAATATTTAGTTAAGCCGCTATTATGAGTTACTGGAACTTCATTGTCACCATTTCTCTTAAATATTAAAACATAATCAGGCATCGCAGTAAAGCATTTAGTGCTATCCTCAACAATGAATTTGTGCATTAATGATTGTACCATTGTGCGCGTTCTTACTCGTAGCGGCTCTTTCCAGATTGTAATGCGATTATAAAGCTTAAAGCCGTTATCCTCGTATAGTTTAATAATCTCATGTGGAAAGTCTGCAAGCCGTCCATCATGCTGGATCAAATCAGTGCAATGCACGGCATTAATTCTGCCGGGTTTAGTGACTCGTGAAAGCTCTTTAACCAAAAATCCATACTGAGCTAGAAACTCTTCGTTGGTTGCGCAATTACTCATGTCTCTATGATCTGAGCTATAATTATACAACCCCGAAAATGGAGGTGAATATATAACTAAATCAGCAATATTATCAGGCAATGCTGCCACAACCTCAACACAATCACCATTGTAAAGCGTGTAATTAGTTCCGTTAGTTTGGTCTTTAATCATGATAAATCCTTTAGATAAAATTAGGTAAAATTAATTCTTTGTTAAATTCTTTGTAATTAATATTAAAATCACTGTTTACATTTTTAGTTAAATTTTCGTATAAATCTTGTGCTTTTTTAGTTTTTTGCTGCAAGGCTTCAATTACACGCCCCTGACCCTCACTAATCACCAAGTCAATAGTGACTGGCTTTGTTTGTCCAAATCTCCAAAACCGCCGAATTGATTGGTAATACTGCTCATAACTCCATGTTGGAAAGAACACAGCATGATTGCAATGTTGCCAATTTAAACCCTGCCCAGTCATTTTAGCTTTAGTAATAATTCGCTTAATATTACCCTCTGCAAAATTGATAAGTATATCCTCTTTTTGCTCAATTGTCATAGCCCCTCTAATTTCAATCGCATCTGGGTCTAATTTAGCTAATAAAGATGATTCATTATTTAAGTTACACCAATATACCGATGTTTTATCGCTTGCTAATTCTACAGCTTTTTGGCATCTCGCCTCATAAGTTGCGACTTGCTCGTTTTTAACCTCTGTCATGGTTTTAGCTTTTTTAGCAAACAGTAACTGTTGACTACCATCAGTCATTAGTTCTTTATTGATAACTATTTGGTTGTTGGTTATAAGCTCTGGCAGATTATAGCGCTCATCACTAAAGCCTAAATCACTAGGCTTTTTGATCATCATAGCCCATTGATTCACCCAGGCAAAAAAATCACGTTCTGCATGAGGTTTGAGATACCACCGATCACCAATATTCATATTATTACTGTCCATGTCATTTTGATTATTTTTAAAAAATTTGGACAGCATATCCATGTAGCCCATATAACCCAATACCTCTGAGCTAGTTCCTAATTCTGTAAAGTCATTGGGGCTTGGAGTGGCACTTGAGATATAGCGATAAGGTATTTTTCGCATGAAAGCCGTTAGCTCTGTTTTTATTTTTCCGTTAAAGTTTTTCAATATTGAACTTTCGTCACAAATAACCCCGACAAAATCAGTTGAGTTAAAATAGTGTAACCGCTCATAATTACAAATTACTATGTTTTTAGTAAACTTACCATCTTTTGAGTATTCAATATCATCAATACCTAGCTTATTAGCTTCTTTAATAAATTGGAACGCTACAGCTAAAGGCGTTAAGATTATCACCCGTTTATTTGTTTCACGGATAATATTATTTGCAATTGAAATTTGGATTAGCGTCTTGCCAAGTCCAGTATCGGCAAAAACTGCCATACGCCCCTTAACAATCGCTTTTTCGATTATTGCGGCTTGAAAGTCAAACGCAATATCAGGCACGTAATTTGGTATAAACCCAAACTCACCGCTTAAGTGCCTTTTTGAGTTGATAAAATCTTTATATTCCATTTTGTAACCTAAAATAAAAAAGCCGCTAAAGTTATGAACGTGGTAGATTTCATAAAATAACGGCTATTTATTTAGGTGATTGATTATTAACTCTACTACCACATAGAAATAATGAATCACCCAATACCAATATTATATCACAGCTAAAATAAACTGTGTTACTTTTTTTAATTAAAACTCTACTTCACCAGGTATTGCATTAGTGAAGTCGCCCATTGTGTGATAACTAGGCTTTTGATTAGCAACTAAAGCACAATTAGCCCGCTCAAACTTATCATTAAACTTGGCGCGCTTGAATATTGTTGATAGTGTCACGTATTTATTCTCAATGTACCAGTTGTCATTAGCAATAAAATCAATTACTTTTTTTATTTCTGCTACTGAATAAGTTTTTAGTAAAAATTCAATATTAGCTAAAACTTCTTTTGTCCCTTTAGATTTTGAATTAGTTACTTTGTTGAAATGATCGATAACTTCTTTTATATTATTATATGTATTATCTTTTGTATTCTTATTATATGTATTATTACTTATTATAATGTCGTTAAGTTTTTTAACGACCAGTGGTTTAATTTCTTTACTACCAGTCGTTAAGTTTTTTAACGACAAGCAGTTAACTAATTCATCTACTTGTAGCATAAAATATCTACGACAAGGCACACCCTCGCGCTTATCAATAAGAATATTAGAATTAATCAAATTTTCAATTGCTTTGCTTGCTTGATGTTTACTTAATGTGGTTATTTCTTCAATTTCTTCATAAGTAAAATAAAACCATCCCTCATTATAATTTTGCTTACTCGCAAAAGCACCCAAAACAATAGACTCGTGCAGTCCAATTATTTTAATAATTGATTTATTTAGCATAATAAACCCATCTTGGGCTATGAATTGTAAAATATTCATTATTTAACCCCAAATTCTTTAATTAATTTTTTACGTAGATATATTTGACCTTTGCCACTAATTAAAGCTTGACCACTTACTTTAGGTAATCCAGTTTTAGGGCATACATAGGTATTTTCAATCCATTTTAGCCAGCCAGCCTTAATTGCAGCAATACTTGGGCGATTATTACGTGTAGTTAAGTATCCATTATCGCGCAACCAAGCGAATAATCTGTTTTGACCAATATCATACCCAGAACTAGCCAATAATCCAGCATAGCCACCAATTGTAATACTATTGCAAGTGCTAGCTACCGCATTGGCAAATTCAACTTGTGGCTTTTGCTCTTCAAGTAATAAAGTTTGTTGTTCAATTTGTTTAGCTTGCTCTAATGCTAATGTCATTGCTTCAATAAAGTTGGTTGGAACTTTAGGCTGGTTGTTCTCTAGCTCTTGCCAACGGTCAACGAGTGCGGCGGTAAATTCTGGGCTTAGTCTAGCAACGATAACAAGGCTATCTCTTTTATCCGCAAAATATTCTAAATATTGCTGTTTATTTTGTGGGTGAACATAATAATTAGGTCTGCTATTTTTTAGCACACCCCCATCAATCAATTGTTCAATAACTGGTACAATATTTCTATGTTCTTTTTTTGTTAGTTCAGCTATTTCACGACTTGACATTGTTTGATTGTTTTTAATTTGTAACATTTTAATTTCCTAATAAAAAAACCCGCTAAAATTTGGTAGAATCAGTACCAAACAATAACGGGTCATTTTACGAGCACTTACTTTTAATCTCTGATTCAGACAATAAATAAGTGCTCAATACCAGTATTATACCATATTCGTGACGTCACGCAAATGGTATTTATTCCAGATACTTTTGATCAATAAATATACGTTCTAACTCAGCCTTAAACCCATCAAATTTTAATAACTTATGCAGAGATTTATTTTCATTCTCTAAATAAACTCCCATATACAAGCAGCCATTCCACATTGCCGCCGCTCTCTCATGGTTCCTTACATTATCTAGCCAAAATACGTACATCAGGCTAATAATGGCACTCATGCGCTCAATAGTGGCTGGTTTAGGCTTGTAACTAAAATCAGTGTGAATCCAATATTCAATACCATCATCATCGAATTTAACAAACTCTAGTACTTTTGCGAATATGTCATTAATACGATCACGCATCCAGTTGATATTCTCGACTAAAGATGGGTTTAAAATATTGCGCTCACGTAGTAATTCAACTACCGCATAAGATTCCAAGAAGACCCTTTTGAGCGCGATTAGATGGCAAAAATCCTCATCGCCAATTTTAACTGGTACGGGGCTAATACTTTTACCAAGTTCTAATTCTGACATCGTCCAAAATATCTGATTGTAAAATGGCATAAGATTATTTTTGCTTACAATTTCATGGCGAAAATCAATGTATGGATTAACTACGTGTTTGCGATGATTATATTTCTTAGCTCTTTGTTTACTCATTATTCCCACCCATAAATCATTAAAAATAAAACCGTGGCTGTTATATAGCCAGTATAGTAGCCACGATCCCAAGCACTAATATGTAAAAACTCAACAACCGCACTAACAATAAGTTGGGTTACAAACATTGCTGATAGTGCACATAAGAATTTAGTTAACGTCATTCCGCAACCTCATAATCTGAATGCTTGATGCAAACGGTGGGTTTGTATATCACCCTACAGTAAAATTCAGACTCTTTATTACCGCATTCAATAATTGGCCTCATCCAGCAGTTTGTTAATTTAACTGTGTGCTCACACGTTGCACATGTTGGCGGCTTTGGCGGTTGTAGCCGTTTTAAATCTTTCATGGTATCCCAAATTATATTTGAGCATTTATATAAATCCTCATTTTGCAAAAACCCTAAAGCTTTATCCAAATTTTTAAAAATATCTTGCTTTTTATCTTCAAACTCTTTATTTGTCATTTTTAGTCTCCCAATTTGAATGAAATCTACATCCAACCTGTTTTATCTGGGTTGGATTCATTGAATATAATAGAGCTTTTACGCTCCAGTTGTTCTCTTTACCGCAGACGTGTATTACACCCTCGCTAACGTGTTGCACGGTTTTGAGGTAGTTGCAAGTTGAGCAGGTGTTCATTACTTCATCCATTCAAAATTTAATATTAATATCAGTTCATCACTAAGTTCATCACTATCAACAAACCTGCTACTCACTAAGTCAGTAGCAAAGCCCTCAATCTTAACAAAATTGTTGTTTTGATTAATCGTTGTAGTTAGACCAACCACAACTTCAGTATCCCCTCCGTGCAGAGTTTGCAGCTTTAGCAAATCTAAAATTAAATCCTGTAGTTTCATTTGTTTTGCTCCTTGATTAGTTTGGCATATTTATTAATTTCGTTAATAATATATTCACGCAATAATGTAGTGCGGTTCTTATGCTTTGATTGAGCTACTACATCGAATAATCGCGCAAGCTCTTTATCTAACGTGAAGTTAATAAGTTTTTCGTTTTGTTTCAATTTACACTCCTTTATTTAAGATACCAGCATTATACCACAATATAAATAATAAGTAAATAATTAAATAAATTTTAAATAAAGTTGCACAAAATATTTTAGGTAGGGTATAATAACGTCAGCTTAGAGATAAGCAAGCTCTTTTAACAAATTGGATAACTAACAAAACACAAATATATACGATGGCATGATGGATTGCATGTAGTATATAAAATAGTGTTTAGCCATTCGCAAGAGTGGCAATACAAAATGCAGTTGTGTGGCTAAATAAGAAGCGCCCATCGTGGAGATGGGTATGGATAAAGAATATATTAATTGGTGAGTGGTGAAAAAATTACGTAAGTTACGCATTCTGATAGATGTTTGATTTTAAAATAAATAGCCGACTTATACATAATTTAAAATAAATATATCAGTATTTAGGTTAGATTTAATAAGTAATTAATTAATCTCCATGTGCAAGATGAAATTTCTTGCCATAGCTGCATTTTGTATTTTAACTAAATCAGGCTTTCATTGAGAGCCATCAATTAAGCCCATGTTCTTTTTTAACTGCAAATTAAAACGGCTATAAACATCGTGGGCTTAGTTGTTATAATTTTTAAGAAAGACTTTATTATGCAGATAGAACTAAGAGATATAATTGATTTAAGGCTACTTGAGAATCATGAGGTTTTAGCGTTGATTAGTGAGTTAGCTTCGGAATTGGGGCGTGATTATGAGTTACCGAAAAAAGCCAGTGAACGAGTGCAGGCCGTGATTTATAGTTTCATTGAGGATTTTGAAAGTAAATAATTTTTTAGAAAGACTTATTATGTGGGACGTAATTTTACTAGGGTTATGTATTATTGGTGCAGTTTATGGAATTGCGGTTAATATTAATATTTATAGAGAGGAGCACTGGAATGAATAACCAGGCAGTGTTTTTCAAAACAAAACCCACTATTAAGTGGGCGGATAACTTATTAGCCAAAGTAATCAGCAAAGCTTATAACTTGCGTAAGATTGGAGCCGATATATCTGGCGTTAAGCTAGTCGGTGAAGTAGCTCTAATCTCGATTAACGGGGTTGAACACACCATTACAAACGTGGGCAAACTAAACCAGATTAATCGGAAGCTAGATGTGTTAGCTGATGAGCTACAGCCATGTTGATTACACCATTAACATTTGCTACATTTACAGGTGAGCTTGCAAAGTGGGATAACTTTAGCTGCGTAGTTCATGACATTCAAGAGTTTTTAACTAACCCACGGGAAATAATTAAATCACGGTTTGACGGTAAAATTCAGCGAATACCAATTCAGAAGATTGTTAACCTCGAAACTAAGCTTAAATTCAACACAGCGCAAGAGTTAGCGGACAAGCTGTGTTGTAAGCGTAGTTCAGTATATACTAAAGTATGTTCTGGTGAAGCGCTGGGTTATGTCAATATAGCGACAAAAGAGTTTGTAACACTTGGGTCTAAGCGCGCTAATTTGGCTGAGAAAATTAAACTAATGGAGCGTGGATTTATAGCCGCACACTTTGTTAAAGAGGTTTGAATAATGGAGTGTGATATTTGTAAAGACGAAATGGAAGAGGGTGCGCCGTTAATTGAGTTAAACGGTCGTTATTTATGTATTAATTGTGTAAACTTACTAGCTGATGCGGCTAGTGAGATTGAAACACAGAAACAAGATATGTTTTAATTTTTAGGAGTTTATCATGGGTATTAAAATTACAAGAGCTAACGAGTCAATCTTAACAGGTAATTTAGTAGTAGTTTTATTCGGTCAGCCAGGAAGCGGCAAATCAAGCCTAGCATTTAGCGCTAGTCGTCCGTTATTACTAGATTTTGATTTAGGCGCACAGCGAGCAATAGGGCGTAAAGACGCTGTACGAGTTAATCAATGGGCAGACATTGCGGACTTAACCGCAGGTGACTTGGTTGATTACGACACAATCATAGTTGATACAGTAGGACGTTTACTCGATGTATTAGTGCTTGACTTAGCTAAACGTGATTCTAAGGTTCTACGTAAAACAGGTGAGATTACATTACAAGGTTACGGTCAATTAGCGAATGCTTACAAAGCATGGGTTAAAAAAATACAATCTTTCGGCAAGGACTTAGTCTTAATCTCGCATGATAAAGAAGAAAAAAACGGGGATAATACTTATGTGCGGCTAGATATTGCAGGAAGTACAAAGCAAGAGATTTTAAAGTCAGCTGATTTGCTTGGTTATATGTATATGTCTGGCAATGTCAGAACATTAGATTTTAATCCGACAGAGAGCCATTTAGGCAAAAACACGCCTAATTTTCCAGTGTTATCTATTCCTGATTATAGCTCTAATCAATCTTTTCTATCTGACCTTATTCAACAATCTAAGGACATCATGAATGCTAAAAGTGAACTGCAGATTAAATCTGAGCAGGAATTTAACAGCACATTAGATTTAATTAATATGGCAGAAAATGCAACAATGTTTAATAGTCTAATGAATAACGAAGTGATTAAGAAAAGCGCACCATTAAAACAACAGCTTGTTTCAGTAGCTAAAGAGAAAAACATTTTATTCGATAAAGAGCAAAAGTGTTTTATTGATCCAGTTGTAGCCGAGAATGAAAATGTTGAATGATTGGACTGTGAAATTTCTTAGCCCATCGAGGGTTGACACGTTTATTCAATTCTTGACAGGCTACGAATATAATTTTGGTGACAACTATAAAGAGTTTACTAATGAAGCATTTATTGATAAACTCTTAAAGTTAGAGCCGCAGTCTAATTTTCGAAAGGCTAATGCTGGAACTGCTTGCCATTCATTAATTGAACGAGCTAAATTTATGACTTTAGATGGTTGTTATCTGGTTGATAATTGGTTAATTGAAGTACCAGAACATGATATTGAATTGAGCTATCCAGATTGTCGGGAGCAATGGCTAAGACTAAAGATTGAGGGCATTGAGATACTTGGTAAAGTCGATGGGGTTAATTTAACATCTATTCATGATTTAAAGTTTACGTCTAAGGTAGATTTTGAGAAATATATCAATAGTTATCAGTGGAAAATGTATCTGCTTGGTTCTGGTTTAGATAAAATGGTTTATGATATTTTCGAGGTTAAAGTGCATGACACGCTTAATCAAGTTGAAATCAAAGACTATCATAAGCTAGAACTATACCGATACTCAGCGATGGAGCAAGAAGTTATTAATGTGTTGCATGAATATGTTGATTTACTTTATGCCTTAGAGCCAGCGATTATTGCCCGTGTGAGCGAATATAATGGAATGATTGATGCAACTATAGCACAACTCAATGCAAGCGGTCTAGTGACGGCAGAAAGCGAAATAAACGCATTTGTAGCTGTGCTAGAGAAAAAGAAAATTGTTGTGAAAGGGCTAACGGATTCAAACATATTCTAATGCTGAATATTATATGTACACTCGTATTCGTAGCGCTACGTCCGCTATATTCAACCAAACTGATTTGGCTCAGTATAATGCTTCAGCAACTAAACCAGTGACCATAGATGATATGTTTAAACTGGGTTATATCTGCGGCAGTAATTTATCAACTAAACAATCATTTTGGAAATTAATTAATTTATAAGGAATAATTATGCAGCAGTTAATAATTAATGGTAATGTAGGTAGAGCACCTGAAGAGCGATTTACGCCAAATAATAAAAAGGTAGTATCATTTAGTTTAGCTGTGTCTAATCAAGATAAAGCTAAGACTACAACATGGTATGAATGTGTGTGCTGGAATGAAAAAACACAAGATACTATTATGCAGTGGGTCAACAAAGGCTCTAAGTTGCTAATCACAGGGCGCCCAGCAGCCACAGCCTACGTTAATAAAGACGGCAATCCTGTGGCAACGCTACAGATGATAATTAACACTATTGAATTTATTGGCAGTAAAGAACGCGGCGATGATACACCTGATGTTAGTGATGCACCCCCAGCATTTAATGCACCTAGCCCATCGTTACAATCAGATGACGCGCCCTTTTGAGGTGATTGAATGAAGCTAATACGAAAATGCGGCACTTGCAAAGGTTACAAAGACGGCAAGTGTAAATTAACGGGTAAATCAGAGCATCAAAATGGTTGGTGCGCTGATTGGAAAATTAAACTAATTTAGGAGTTAATAATGAGCTACGAATCAGAATTTAATTTAAACCAAAGGTTATCACCAGAAGAGTTTAAAGAAAAGATTGAGGGTATAATTTTAAATTTATCACATGATAAAGAATACTGCCATCATTCTACAGATGGTGCAATGGAGAATCTATTAATCGCACTAGGTTATGGTGAAGCTATTCGTTTAATAAAAACAACAACTCGTTGGTATACTTAATAACTATTTTAAAAGGATAAATAAAATGCAAGAAAAGATAACATTGAAAGTCGGGGATATTTTAGCGAAGACTATTGATTATGTTAATCATCCAATTATGACAATAGTGAGATTTGAAGCAGACAAAATTATACTCAATCATGACGGTGGGTGTTGGCGTAGAGATTTAACTCAACACGGATATAAATTCTACGTTAATGGTAAACCATACGCAAGTGAGAACATCATTGTGCCAGATTTTAAGAAAGAAAATAAAATGGAATATCAAGAAATTACACCAGAAAATATCGCGGAAGTATTAGAATTTAATAAGTCACTAGGTTTAAAAGTTGACAATATTAGAATTGAGGATAATTGTATTTGCTTTAATTTTAATGGCTACAAGCAGGAGTTTGAATTTGATGACGATGGTGACACTAAATGGTTGCAACATACTGAAATTGAAACAGGCAAACTTAAACCACTTCCGAAAGCCAACCCGTTTGATGTAGTTAAGGTAGGGGATTGGGTTAAAAGCAAAAAAACACTTTATCATTATCAATGCCAATTACCATATCGCACTAAAGATAAATGGTATCAACGTGTCGAACTAAATAATAAAAAATGCTTTGTATGCAATAGCAATGGCTCAGGCTACAGCTCAAGTGATTCACCATGCGATTGGGATCTTACCGACATACGGGACTACAACCCTACTGAATGCGTGCTAAAGATTGGGGATGAATTTTTTAGCGGTAGTGGTCCTTTACGATTGATCATGCGTTTTGATTATGTTAATGAGCGCGTACATTACATGAGTAGTTGGAGTAGTGGCTCTATTAGATTCAACGTCTTCAGCGCGTTAATAGAGCAAATTGAAATCAACGGCAGGAAATACGACAAAATAACTATTCCAAAATTTGACTTTGTTAAATGCTTAGTTGATGCTGGGTTTACTCTTAACGGAGATGGAGATTTATATGCGATTGGTTCATCGTGGAATGAATCAATAATTTGTCTAGAGAAAAAAGATGATAGACAATGGTTTTTAAATTGTAGTAGTAATTTAACAGAGGCAACACCAGCTAATGCACAAATCATTGTTAGCATGGCAAACTTAGCGAAAGGGATAAAATAACAAATAACCCCTGTACTTAAGTTTACAGGGGTTTAGTTCTGCTTGATTTTAAATGCCCAGAACTATAGCATTCGCCAATTTCGCTTGTGATTTAGCAAAACAAAGCGATGTTAAGTATATGTACTTTACTAATCGCAATATTAAACCGAGCTGGACAAAAGGGTTAGGTTTACATGTAACTAAATATTTTAATTTTTATGAGGTTAATATGAAACGGTGAAAAAAGGGGTAATTCCCATTTTTTACATTACAAGCTTTTTGTACTTAGCCAATGCTAATTTTTGTTCTGTTAATCCATTTGTACCGCCGTTAATCGCTTTACAAACACCAACTACGTCATCTTTTCTAGCTGGAATACCACAGCCTTTATCCAACCAGTACCACACGGCACTAATTACAGCACCGTTAGGGGTACGCACCCAATCATCAACTGTATCGATAGTTAGATTAAGCTGTTCACCACGTGAATGCAACCAATTAAGAAAACTCAAATACATACCTTGTCCAGTAAGCTGCGTAAGACCACCACCTCTATATTCATAACCATCATTATCACTAGTTCCGTCTGTCTCATTACCCATGCGTGTACCATACACTAAATTGGCAATAGCCTGTTGGTCGGCTGGATGGTCTTTTGTCCGCCCAATTTTATTAGCTAGTTCGGTTGTTACACGTTTTGGGAACATCTTTACTAATGATTCTGCACTATAATTTAAGTTCTCGCTTAATCGCTCAAAGTCGCCTGTTTCAACTGAAAATCTAGCTAACATATGCGCTAATTCAAGCTTGTTAGTAATTCCAAATTTACCTGCTAACTCAACTGTTTGTTGAGCGAGGGGTTTTAGTTTTGTTGTATCCATTTTTTAATTCCAATTCATGTTAAAAGTAGTTTGGTTCGGTGACCAATTCACACTAGCAGAGTCAGGCATTAAAGCTTGAGCATTGTAGTGTCCTTGTTGCGTTGCACAACTGCACAACTGCACAACGCTAATTAATATCAGCTTTTTCATGTTACAATCCTAATATAAAGTATCCCAAACGCTGGCTTTACCAGCTAGTAATTTCTTAATTCCCATAACTGTGTTATCAACCTGATCATCATGTGCATGTGTCATTTCGGCGTTAAAATCCTCATGCTCAGTAATATAATCATTAAGCCATGGAGCACCATAGAGTAAATATAAATATCCATTCTCGAGATAAGTTAGAATGTCGTTAACTTCGCTAACTTTGTCCCTGCCCTTTGGGTATGCTTTAATTGGTATACCGCTGTCTTTTAGCTCCTGAATTAAGCCCGTGCCGCTTACTTTGTCCTCAATATATACATCCCTTACTTGTCCATATGCGGTGATGTTAAGCTCTTGGCATTTGTTCCAGAATGTTATCATATTACGCTTAAGCTGCGGAGACTCCCATTTGCCACGTAATACATCAATGAGATAAACCTTGTTATCAACTCCAAGCCCCCAATGCATAAACACGCTATAATCGTTATGCTCTTTGGTTTTTTGGGCTGTATCGGCTGTTATAATTCGATGTTTAAGTTTTGGCAATTCATTGTAATAATTAAACCATTCGGATTTAATCAAATTACCACCACGCATAATTGGCCGCTGCATGTACTGGGATGAGAACAGAAAGTTGTTTCTGTTTTTAACGGTTAGAAGTCTTCTAATCGGCTCTTTAACTTCCCAGTAACTAAACTGATCATCAATTTGCTTGCGCTTATCAATATAAGTTTTAACATCCTCAGGTAAGGTTGCAATATACTCATCATCAATTAATGCTGGAATAGTTACATCGTGCCAATCGGCAGGACATTGATCTATCACATGTTGAGTTGTATCAGCCTTTGATAGTCGCTGCATAATCAAAATGACTGGAACAGTATCATCAGCAAGCCGAGTAGTTATGGCGTACTCACTGTTATAATTGGCTGAATTGACGTAAGGTTTAGAGTTGATTTCAGTTGCTTTAAGAGGGTCATCAATAATCAAGCAACCACTAAAGACAGGCGTATCCAAATATCCAGCACGAAACCCCATGACCTGAGAACCCGTCGAGCTAAACTTACTCTCGCCGCCCTCATCCGTGTACCAATGCGTTACTGCGCCAGCACCAGACTTAAGCGCACTATCTGGGAATAACTCAAGGTATTCAGGCGATTGCATGATATTTCTAATACAGCGTGAATTACGTAGAATCAAATCATCACTTGCCGAAAGCTGTAAGAATCTACATTTTGGATTAAGTGCAAAGCCGTAAGCAAGTAGCATGATAGATAATTGCTCACTCTTGCCACTGCCAGGCGGCACGTTGATAATCAATCGCTTTAATTCTCCACTGATAACCCTATCTACCAAGTTAGCGATAATAATGTGATGCCAGTTAAGCTTATATTTATAGCCGTATGACACTTTGAAGAAATAGCGCACAAAATTCATAAAAGACGCAAGAACAAATTCTCTTGTTTGATTAATTCGCTTAATTTCTTTGATCTTAAACTCTAGCTCTTCTTGCGTCATATTTATTCCATTAAATCATTTAGCTGACTTGGCAACTAGCAAATAGCCGTTTGCAAAACTTGCTACAGCTTCATAATATTGTGGCTTGAATAATTTAACATAGATCATCACAACCCCAATTAGAGTAGCTAAGTTGAAAATTTGATCTTGTAAACAATCCGCGGCATCCTGCTGGAGTTTATTCCACCAAGTCACCCAAATATTTTTATCAAACATTTTCTTCACCCATTAAAAAACCACCAATTAAGGCGGCTGTTATTTTGATTTTAGTTGTTGTTTTATATCAGTCAAATCAGTCTGAATTGATGATAATTGGACTTGCAACACAGCCCATTTGGTATCTTGCTCAGATCTTGAATGTTCTAGAACTTGCATTCTTGAATCTAACTCTTGAATCTGCTTCGTTTGTGCGACATCATTAGTATATATTGAAAATACTAAAAATAATCCACCACCTAAAGTAAACCAATTCTGTTTAATTACGCTCCATATATTTTTCTCTGTTTCATTCATCGTCATTGATCCCTGAAAGCGGTATTGCTACCGCCTTGATTATTCCACCACCACCAAATTAGCGGCGATTTTAGTTACTGTATAAACCATACCAGCACGCATATTCACAAACGCGCCAGCAGTATCAAACATTGGGCTAGAGCCTTTATTTTGAACAGTACCATTGCTGAATGTAATAACTAAATCATTAGTATCACACTCAAATACATGGACTTTACCGACCGCCGTAATGTCATCAACATCAATAGCCACATCACCATTGAATACTTGATAATCTTTGGCTGGGTCGAACGCAGTACCAGCCGTTGTATTAGCTGAGTACGACACTGTTGCCGGAGCTGGTACAAGTAATTCAAAATCTGCCAAAGCAGGAGTACCCTTGAAAATTGGCTTAGTCAAACGATGGATTTCACCGCTCGGCAATTTAAACAGTGTATGTTGTTGGAAGTTTTGCACACCAGTAGTTGGCAATGCTGCAACTACGTTAATCGTCTTTGCCGTACCTAAATCAATACTATCAAAATTAGACATATTTAATCCTTAATATATTCAATAAAATAAACTTTCACAAGTTCACCGTCTTTGACTTTGATATGGCTAAGTTTTTGAGCTTGTGGAATAGTTGCTTTAATAGCTTCAATTTCATCAGTACTTATAAATTTAGCCACGTCAATAGTCGCCCTTAATTCATACGATACTTGATCAGGCTTGCCATAGTTATATGACAACCAATTAATGCCGCACGAATCAAACTCACCACCCTTGTACTTCTTGATAATTCTGATGGTTCGTGTTCCCTCAGAGTCAAAAAACACACCAAGCATTTCAATGTCCTGATCTTTGATATTTAAAAAGGCCACCATTTTACTGATAGCCTCTTTATCGTGGAAGAACAAGCCAAGCCGCTTGCCGTCGCCGTCAACTTCCCAGCCAGTTGCAGATAAACCTAACGCCCGAATATCATCAAAGTATTTGTAACATTGATTATCCACTGGATTTGCATTAGTGTCGCTTACATCAACCGCTTTAGTTGCAAGCGTATATTCATGAATTTTGTAATTTTGCATATTCTATCCTATTGAATGTTGTAGAATTCTTATGTTTGCATATAAATTGGTGTAAGGTGTAGATGATGGAATTTCATAACGTAATTCTACGCCCGCACCACTGTAACCAGATCCATTGTAAACCATTGACAATGTGCCCTTCTGTGTGCCTCTTTGACGGTCTGCTACAATGAATTCATTTATATCCACGATTCCAGATCCTGCAATCAGATCCATCCTTAAATCTATCTCCATATAAACCTTACGACTCATTAATGTAGAGCCGGAACCTGACTCCCAGATATCAATCCATACTGAGTAGCTTTGATAGTTCCCGAGAGCGACATCGAATTCTTTCATCATAGCAGACAAGTTAGTACCAGACATCCCACTTATTTGCTGGGATAAATCAGGGAAAAACGTAACAGTTTGGAAGCTTGAACCAGTTACTGTACCAAAATAATCAGCTGTGGACCTTAAAACTTGACCTGCTGCAGTGGGGAATACTTCTGTAACCGTACCTGCAGAGTTAGTAATAACCCCACCTGGATTTACTGGCTCAGTTCCGCCTCCGCCACCAGCTGATTGAGCTGTAGTTAAAATCATATTAGCACTAGAAGCTGTACCAGTGTAAGTTACAGTTGAAGTTACTGAATCAGCATCATGTAAAACATACCAGCCAGTACCTATTGAAATACTAGAAATCTGGGTATTTTCTAACTTGATATAAGCGAACTCACTAGCACCTAAATCTGGCAGTAAGATGTTGCCAGTTGAGCCAGTTAAATCTGAGTCACGGATTGTACATGCTTTTTTACCAAATGTGGTTAAACCGTCAGCAGTAGCGTTAAAACATAATATGCCAAACTCGAGATAAGTTGCCGCAGTATTTCCAACTACTGACATCCCCTCGAGCAGGTGACTGCCGCCAGAATCAGTAAATTTAATTGCCCTCTGACCTCCCCAAGTAACATCACCAGCTATATGTAAATTTCTGAAAGTGATATGCTCGCATAATCCAGTGATTTCTATACCACCATACATCATGCTAGTTTTGCCAGCGCCCTCAAAGGTGATATAATTCTGGTCTGCCAGTGTCCAGCCGCCTGCATGGTCGTAACCTGACATAATATTTACACGTGAGCCAAAATCTATCCAGCCAGATGTAAAATCTGCAACAGTCTGATATGGAGCTTCAATTGATTTCCCGTGATTGGCGGGAGAGCCTTTATCACTAGATATCCAATACTCCCCAGAGTACTGGAGAGCAGCTTCCGCTAAATTTGGGTCGCGAAGTTTCTCGTAATAAGATTCTGTAGGTGATTTGTAAATAAAGTAAAAAACTTCACCAGCGACTAAATTTAATCTTGTATTGTAAGTTGTACTACCCCCACCACTAGTTGCAGTCGAAAGATTGTCTAGAGCTCTTCTATTTATAACACGAGTGTTTTGTAAAGTAAGCCTACCGTCAGCTACACAGATAACCAGCAATTCAGTATTCTCTACCAAACCAGTAGTATCAAAGTCCATGTCACCATTAACTTCGATTATATCGCTTGCTGATAGCGGAGTTTTTCCAGAAGTAACTAGCAATTCAAAATCAGTAATTAACGGCGTAGCTTTAAATATCGGCTTAGTCAGTCTAAAAACTTGACCGCTAGGTAGTTTGAATAAAGTACCTTGCTGGAAGTTTTCAACATTAGTAGTTGGCAAATCTGTCACTACTTGAATAGTCGCGGCAGTGCCTAATTCAATTTGGTCTATATTACCCATCAGTTCACCTCACCATCAATTGCCGAACCATCGGCCGTTTTATAAAATGTTAGTTCGCTACCAGCGCGTAACCCCCACACCATACCGCTTAATAGCGGGCTTATGCCCAATACTGGCAAATCAAAAGTCACTGTGATATCTGCCGTTGCAATAATTTTATATTTTTTCATTGCTGGTAAATTTGCACTAAGTATAGTCTGATCTGTGCCGCATTTTTGCGTTGCGATGGCATTATCAAAATTGCCGTCTACCCCACGATATGAATCCTCAACATCGCCATCACCTTTGATAATCCAGTTTGATGGACTTGATGCAGGCAATGCACGCAATATATAATCGCGGTCTGTAGCTGTATCATATACAGTTAATCCTGCGTATTGTTCAGCTAAAGGAATTGCATAAGCCTGCGTTAAACTAGTGACAACTTTAGTACCGCCCGTAGTAGCACCTCCGCCCCCTGAATTAATAATTTTGTCCCAGTTATAGGCTGGAGCACCTACTATTGATTTACCCATAATAAACTCCTAAAGTGGTATTCTCATTGTTGCTTTGATTATAAAAACAACGGCCTTATTTTTCATGCGTGTTTCACTAGCGATATTCCCCGATTTCATCCCTTGCACATCTACATTAATGCCAGCTGAAACAAAACCTAAATCACCGTTATACATTCCTTTATTACCATTACCATCATATAGACCAGGGGTATCACCAACAACCTCAGTATTAGCTATCGAGAAATTCATACTTGTAATTTGTGCGGTTGCATTATGTGCATGATCTTGTACTGCATCAGCTTGATAATTACCAATTGCCCGAGCTGCAGTTTTACCACGCACGGTTAAATCTTGCATGTCTGGAATAAAACCAGATGAGTAATTTTCCCAATTTGCGGTTAACCAATCATGCAATAAACTATATTTAACAATATCAAAAGCTCTACCGTCCATAACAAAATAGCCAGCAGGTGCGACTTCATCAGTGAATGAGAATATAGTACCAAGAGCAACAGTTACGTCAGTTGTATAATCGTTGATTGTTGAATCCCAGAAATACTTGATAAGTGTTTTCTCATCAATGTACTCAGTACCAGGGCGACCAACCAACGGAAAGTCTGCTCTAGTGTCATATGACTCTGTCATTAATCTAGCAACATATTCCTTTTGCGTAGCATCCCAAAAATACTCAACGTTAGTGCTTAGATCTATATATGTCGAGCCAGAAACGCCCACGGGTGGGAATCTTGAAGCGTCTGCAAACCTACGGGTGAATTGAAGAAAATCACCCCACTGGTACATTGGAACCGCAACGAGCGGATTAATATGCCCCATGTTTATATCCTTTTTAAAAGTTACCCAGTTGGGTTATCAATTCCGAGCTGCGAAATATCCAGCTGCCAAACATTGGTTGGTGCATTGGTGAATGCATAATTTAATGTAACGCCCGTGCATCGTGGAATAATGTCGTACTTATCCAAAATTTGCCAAGCGATGATTTGCGGTGCAGATATTCTGACCCTTATTTCTAGTGGCTGTACTTGGGTTAGTTTTATCGCGGTAGTTTTATAGATCAAGCTCAGACACTTGGCTATGTCGTTAAGACTGCCATTGCTTTTATGCCTAATCTGCGCTACTTTGATAAATATTCTATATGTCTCATCATCTAAATATAGATCATCAAGATAGCGACTAACGCCAAGATTGTTGCCATGCTGCGTTAATAATTCACCAGTTGCCTGCTCTAACAATCGAGTGTAATTTATATACTCAATAGCTTGCCGAAACTCATCGTGGATTTTCTGAAATTCAGTTAAAAAACGCTCCATAAATGGAGCGCTCTTATATTGCCAGTTACGGCGCCAGAGTACTTCGTCTAGCTCTGTATATTGGTAGTCGGTATTTCTTTTCATTATACGAACTCAAAAATAACGTTGCTAGCTAAATTACTTGGATACTCAAGTAAATCTAGTGACAATTTATTAGCCCAAACGCCAGCATTACTGGTATGTTCTAAGAAAGTATCAACTACATCGTAGTTATAGCCGAGGTTATTTAGAACCTTATGGCACACAGTCCATGCACTCATTAACGAGCCAGTTCTAAATGAGGTTAGCACATTGAGATACTCAGATTTAATCCTAGCTTGCTCAACCGTGGTCAATGCAGTACCAATTTGTAGTTGGATTTTCAGATTAATAGCTCGTGCAGCTGGTCTAATAAAACTTAATGAATGAGTATTGCCTGTGTTATCAGTCCATAGCTTTGTAACCGTGCCAGTTGCATCAACAAATACACTACCGCCTGAGTCTTCATATAGATAAGTACCACAGCCACCACCGCCATATCGCCCGATAATATCTACAATTTCGTCATCATTGCCACCGCGCACGATAAAAGCCATCGAATGCAAAGGCGATTTATATTTAGCTTGCAGGATTATATCCACACCCGTTTTGTTTTCAATCGATTTAACATCAGATACGCCAGACAATTCACGCAAATTTGCTTCAATTGACGGAACTGTACCAATTGCGTTAATCTCATTACTTAGAATCAATCTAGCCCGATAATCTTCGTCTGTTTCTGCAACTCTACCGAGCTGAGAATCTTGCAGATTATTAACGGAGGTCAAGCCAAAAGTTGGCGTAATTATTGTAGTCACAGTATTAGCCAGTGCCAAATACGCACCTGTTTTTTCACTTTGGCATACCACACTGGCATTGCCGAGCGCGTCAGTTGTGAAATCTGTTTGATTAATCCAGCGATTTGTACCATCACTAAAAATTAATCCAGCGGGGTATGCTGTATTTGGAGTTGTGGTAACAACCTCAAGCGTGACATAACTATAGCTATCATCTTTGATTGTTAAGCCATTAATACTTGCGCCAAGCCGTTGCAAGGCTGCGCCTTGTGCAGTATAAATACTATTCGAGTTATAGCAATCTTGTAATGCCTCATCTAACTCAAACCACAATGCAGCCTGTTGATCTCTTAGTTGCCCTGTCCAGTCCGCTGTGTCTACTACTAAATTATCACCCCAGACATCTTTCATTAGTTGCCCTGTTCTATCGCGCCACTCGCTTAGTGATTGACCGTGATAGCCTGTTGCATCAATATAAGGCATTTTTATTCCTATGCTCTAGTCATGTGCTGACTAGTAACTAAATTTCTACAGTAAACAACTAATTCTAACTCTACAGGTAAACCATCAGCAGTTAATGAACCATTAATTACTGGTGAATCTGGTGAGAATACTAATAATGCTGTTGATACACCATTACTGTCAATTGCTTCAACAGACTCAGTTTGACCATTAATTGACTTAACCCCAATAGCGTTAATCCAGCTAATATCTGATAAGTCTAAATCACCTGGATCACCTAAGACAACTTGATTTAATTCTTCATTAGTAACTTGGTTTGTGCTGTCAAAATTAGCACCGTCAACATCAACGATTAGTTTGATAGTCTTTTCTTTATACATTCCAGCCAATTCTTTAACTTCATCAATTGAACTAGCATTACTAATTTCAACAACTTTAGCTTTGTACTCATCATCTTTAGCCATTTGACTAGTTGCTATAACTGATACCGCAGCCGTCAACTCTGAGTTACTCATAGTCGCTGATGTATTGTATTTATCATAGACAACTTCTTGGCTATTAGATGTGTTGCGCTTGGCTTGAAGATATGCCATAG